ACGCAACGGATTGAACTGGCAAGATCACGTTAGCGCCTCGATGGTGATCGCACTGGTGAACTCCTGCAACACCTGAAGCGAAAAGTCACCGTGCACCACGTTACGGTCGCGCAAGCCACCGCTCCCATCCGCCTCCTGCGGAACTTCAAACTCAAAGGGGAAGACCGTCTGCGGTTGACCATCCTTGCCGAGAACGACACCACCCGCCACCGTGGGAGCAATCCCGGTGCCGTCCGACCAGAGCACGCTGACCTTGAACACGTTGCCCACAGGCCAGTTCACGCGCGTCATGGTGACGCGGATGCGCTTCACGTTCGCCGGAAAGCTGTCCACCTGCCGCGTGATGGGCGGGCCAACCGGGAACACGCGCTCGTCGATGGTGACTGAACTAGGCACGGGTTATTCGTCCCAGTCCATCCAGTAGTCGAGGACTTGACCTGCACCAGTCGGAACGATCAGTCCAATACCGTTCCCCGTACCCACCGGGATCAAGATGCCAGAATCACCGAACGTCCACACCACACCAGCACCAACAGCCGCCGCGATGGTTGCTTGCCGGAAAATCTGACCTACCGCGCCATCCGCCGTGTGGCCTGCGAAGCCAGTACAGGCTGCTGGCTGCGCCGGATCATAGTCAGCCTCGGTAAGTGCCGCACCAACACCTGTGGCGTTCGTGAAGCGCGCCAGCGCGACCGCCAAGGCTGTGACGGTAGTGTTCGTGACGCCGACCTCGCGCAGCTTCCCGCCGGTTGCCGCAATGGCGAACAGCGAGAATGCCGCGCGAACACCGGACCACGTAACGCTGGTGCCACGACCTGCAATTGAGTGACGCATATACCCTCCAGGTTACGGGTTGCCTTCGGTGATGACCGCCGAGGTGATCGAGACTTCCTGGCCGACGCTAATGGACGTGGAATTCAGGTTCAAGTCCGAGCCCGAAGTACCGACGCTCATATCGACACAGCAGGTACCGGTGGAGTCCACGATTCTGGACCACGTAGCCGTTCCTGTCGCGTTCGCCGAGGCATCTGCCGTGATGGCCGAGAACGTGAGTGCTTGCGAGGCGACTGAGCCCGATGGATCCGAGCAGGTCATCTCCGCCAAGAGCGTCGTTGCCGTGCCGCAGGTTGCTGGTCTGGAACCATCGTAGATCCGCCACAGAGCCGGACCCGCACCGCCGTCGATCGCGTTCAGCACTTGCGACATCCGGTTGTTTCGGACGGTCGTCGAGTAGGCGAGCGCGAAGATCAGTGGGCTAAGGAGACGGCGGAGGCCCTCGAATAGCGCATCGAGGATCCAGCCACCTGAGATTAAGCCCACCATTGCGTGGCCACTCTGTGGGTTCACTGCTGGCTCGGGGCGCTTGTAGTTCTCCATCTGAGCCAGAACCCATTGCTGCGCAGCCGTGTCGGCTTCGTCCCTCGTGTCCGTCACACCGACTTGCTCGGCGGTCTGGAATAAGGCCTTCGGGTGTGCTTCGTAGATGGCCGCACACTGGGCTCTACGCTCGTCTTGCCACCGCTCCACTTGCGCTTGTCCCTCCGCGTCCATCTTCAGATACTGGACCTGAGAGACAGGGACATCCGGCGGATAGACAGGCATCGGGACATCGGGACGTTTCTCCGTACGCTGTCCCTTGTAGTCCCAGCCAACAAGACTGTAGGACGAGATCGTCGCTTGCCAGCGATAGCCTTCGTCGTCGTTACCTTCTACGACGATATGCCAGTGCGCTGAGTACTTGTCGCGCGGGTAGTCGGCGACGTTGATGAGTGCGACTTTGCGAGGTTGCTTCGTTGCCATGATGCTCTCCTTGCTAGTGTAGTTGGTAACTATTGTCCGCCGCGAGTATCTGGTGCCTCGCGAGTTGCCGGGGCTGTTGCTGCTGGTGCTTCTGTTGGACTAGCTCTCTGCGTACCTGCCCCAGCTCCTGGGTTTGCTGATCCTGTGGGGGCCTTTGGCATTGTGTCTCCACTCTTCACCTTCTCTGGGAGTCCCAAAACGACGCGGCATTCCTCGTCGGAGACGATCGGATCTCCAAACTGAGCTCTGCGGCTCATATTCACGACTGCCCTGGCTTTCTCTGCAAGGGTTCGCGCATCTTCTAGAGGAGACATGTGAAAAGCCTCAGGCCAATCAAAAGCCGAGTCGTCGGTTCCGAGTTTGGCCTTCATAGTGGAGTCCTTGGACAGATATTGTCTGTCCTCCAGGAATTGGAACGTCGGAAGGAGGATGTAGGGCTCTCCGAAGACGCGTCTGCGACGCTCCATGTACTCCGCCCAGTTTGCTCTGTCCTGTTCACTCGCGAGTTGGCCCGCTTCCGACCCCGTCAGAATTCTCTGCGGAATTGACGTGGTTCCGGCCAGAATTGACACTAAAGTCTCGAAAACTCCGCGTGGATCGGCGACTTCTCCGCCCAAAGGCGTCACTTTCACACCTCGGGTCCGAATGTAGCGCCTGAGCTCGTGCTGGAACTCATCCAGCTCATCTTCCAGAGCTTCAGCGTCGCCGGTCTGGAGCTGCATATCTTTGTCCACGTCGATTTGCATTCCTCGGTTGGCTGTCAGCCAGTAGAGCTCGGCACTACCTCCCCCCACCTTCAGGATGTCCTCCAGGGTATTGTAGATCTGGGCCAACCGGGGTTCGCCGAACATCAGACCTTGTAAGGGACGATCGACGATGTGGATCAGCCTTGAGTAATGGACCATGGCGGTCCTCTGTTGGTTTTCCGGACCTACCTTGATCTCGTAGTCGACAGGCTGTCCGTACCTGGGATTCTGTGTGTCGTCCTCATACGACTTGACCGTGACGTTCTCACCGCCATAGGCCTGGACGTAGAGGATATCGTCCACTGTGCCAATATTGGGGGCCTTTGCCTTGGAGTCACCCTTCATCCCGACCCACAGTACTGCAAAGGGGCCAAAACTGAGGAGCTTGTCCACTTGGATGACACGTTGCCAGAACTGAGTCCTGGCAGTGAAATCGTCCCATCTGGCCTTCACACCATGCGTCGGCTTGAGCTTTGGCGGATGGGCCCACATCTCTTCCGGTGGCATATCGACGATTCTTGAGGCCAGATCCTGCCGTTGATATTTGGCCAGAAGGTGATTGACATTAAGCTTCTGCGGATAGCCGAATACGTCGTACAGCTTCCGCTTCCCTTCGAACATTGTTCCGAAGAGCCGGGCAAGACCCATTCTTGCCATCAGAGCTGAGGCGTTCTGTCTGATCGATGTGACGTTGCTTCCGCTCTTACCCATGTCTTTGGCCATAGTTGATTCCTCTATCTCATACCTGGAAGTGATAGTTGAGTCCTGCGACCCCACGTGATGCCTTGGATGAGTCGTCCTGTATCACCTTTGACAACACCAGTATCTGCTGGGCTTGGACGACCCCATGTGGGGACGAGGATGTTGGATTGATGGAGCTCGATGAAAGCCTGGCTCACAGAGTCGATTGTATCATCGTACCGACCGTTTGGGAAGTCCTTAAGTTCGTCCTTGTGAACCTGATTCCAGACGGCCCGAAGCATGAGGATGCGGCCATGGGAAACAGCTGCGACGTAGGGCTGCGCACGGATCCACTTATTCTCACCACCTGCAGGTTTGATGGTGACATTGTATCCACGGAGGACGTTCGTCGCGAGGTGTTCCGCATATGCTTTTCCTGAAGAGCCTGGTTCCTGCTCGATGATGATTGGTGTCCCGGGACCATCACTTTGGGCAGTCTTGAGGAGAAGATCCTCGACTTTGGCCGGAGACAGTTTGTCTCGTTGCATGTCGTAGATACAAGTCAACGCTGTTGGTAGTCCTGGACGGCCATTAGTACCAACGAGAGAGCCCACAGTCCAGTCACCCTTCTTCTTCTTTTTCCCGTCCGTAGCTGCAATGTCCCAGGACCTGATCCAACGGTAGAGCTGTGGGTTTTCCAGCTGGTCAACGATTCGAATCTGTTCGGGATCGGCTTTTGTGTCGCCAATGTTTTTCGGATCCTGCTGGTACATCGCGTTGAAAATAAAGTCCCCCACGACACTCTTGATCTGGAGGAGTTTGTCGATCGGGTATCTAGCAGGCCATAAAGCTTCACCGACTGCTCTGTTGAGGATGTCATTCTCTTCGGCGATTGCTGGCATGCGGATAACTGTCCACATGTGATCCCTGTCGTTCTTGATCAACCAACCAATAAGGTCATTTAAGACCCATCGAGTCGCTAGAATGACGCAAGAACCTCCTGGCTCGAGTCGAGTATAGGCAGTTGTTCCGAACCAACTCTGGATGCCCTGCAGTACAAGGTCTGAACTGGCTTCTGCCCAGTTTTTGATGTAGTCGTCGATGACGAGCAGGTTAGCACCACGACCTGTGATGGGTCCGCCAATTCCGACCGAAGCCATGCCGCCGCCCTCGGTGGTAAGGAAGTGGTCAGTACGCTGAACGTCATCTCGGACTCGTGCATCGAGAAGTCTTGGTCCATCGGTTGCGTCATCCAGCAGGAAAGAGTCACGAACACGACGGCCAAAACCGCTAGCAAGCTCGGCAGCATAGGTGGCCAGAATGACACTGGCCCATGGCCAATGCTCGAGGAACCAAATTGGAGTGTGGACACTAATCTCCTCCGATTTGCCGTGGCGTGGTGGGAGCTCCACTATGATCCGTGCGTCGCCCTGGCTAATTTCGTGAGCCAGGATACTTGAGAGGAATAACAAGTGCTCAGCTGGTATCCATCTACCGCTTGTACGATAGTTCGCGAGAGTGGCAGGCGTGAACTTGACAGCGTCCCGGAACTCCTTTGAGCGCGGGTCGAGGATACCTTCAACGGCTAGCTGTAAATCCGTCTGACTAAACGGAGTAGGCGGGAGCGGGAGCTCAAAGGACTCGGAGAGGCTTTTGAAGTCGTCAAGCACTATCTGCTCCAGTTCCTGCCTTTGGATCTGGTGTATTTTCCCCTGGAGCTCCCGTCAAGTCGTAAGGACCTGCGAGATCATCTCGGGTGATGAGTTCTTGCGCACGCTGGCGACTCTTGAACTGGCGACCTTGAAATTGCTCGTGCGGGTTTGGCAAACGTTGCTGCGCCGTTCTGGTAACACGAATGATCAGTTCCTGCATGTTCTTGGAAGCCTCAGGATCCTTCAAGACATCACTGAGAATCCCCTTAGTCTCGCCTGCTGGCTGTCCAGGTACACCATTCTCATAGACGTTTCCAGCTGCCTTCTGGGCGAGGCTTCGGACGATCATCTCGAAGCTGGTGTCCTCGTCACGTTCCTTCTGTGCTAAGGGACCAGCGGCTGGGAGACCAACACTGACACGCTGGATGCCTACTAGCTTACTTAGAAGATCTGCCGCCGTCTGGGGCTTCATGTTGTCGAAGAACTTAGGCTGGCTGAAGACTTTTTCCCTCAGCTCCCGGAGGAGACTCGAAGCCATTGTGAAGTGCTCGTCCTCTACCGACATCTGACGCTTCAGACGGAGGTGGCGGTAGGCAGCTTCCTTGTAGACGTCGTATGCCTTAGCTCTAGGACGCCAGAAGTAGAGGATGCTTGTTTCGTACAGAAAGGCGTTCAGCTGTTTTGGGGTCCACGAACCTTGTGGAAGAGGTTGTCCCTGATCCATGATTCGGAGAAGTTCCCCGTCGGTCGAGAGTTTTGACAGTTCACGGGGCCCTTCGTGGATCGCCTCTAAGTACGTCTGGAAACTACCGAAGGCAAAGCTGGGTTCGAAGTCGAGCTTGTGCCAGAAGGGGCGGCCATCTGGGAGCGTCGGGTAACCATACTCGAAGCTCAAGTCTGTGTAGGCGTTCTTGAGGGACTGGACTTCTTCCTTCTCTGGCAGTTGTTGCAAGGGGAGGAGATCTATTCGGTAGAAGCCTACTGGGAGTCCCTCCGCTGTTGATGGGACCCTCGGTTGCGCTCTTTGGATCAGCTGGGCCCTGTAAGAGAGAACAGGACTACCATTGATTGGTTGTGAACCTTGCTGTGTGGGGACCTCTCTCTTGAGAGCAGGAGCATTCATATCCCTATTATAAATGGTTGTCAATGGGACTGTCAACAGGTTTTTGTAGGTCATTTGTGGGTCCTTGAGGTTGGTGTGTTTCCTACCAAAATTTTGCAATATGGCCAAAAGGTTGCAGGATTTTGGTTACGTTTGTTAAGCCCCTGTCGGTTTACTCATACATACAACGACTCTGTCGATACGAAATATTTCCTTACCATCCTATTAGGATGGATATATAATATAAGTATAGTAGGTAGGTAGGAATAGTTCCTATCTATTGTTACTATTAGTAGGAGATACTAAATGAAACCGGTTACTGTTACTGAGAAAGAAGTCGAGTCGGTTTTCGACTCAGCTAAGTACATCGCTGAAGTCGGAACGAAATCAGCTGCGATTCGTAAGCTGACTTCGGAAGGTAAGACGAGATCGGAAGTCGCGAAGTTACTGAACATTCGCTACCAACACGTCAGGAACGTCCTGATCACTCCGATCAAGAAAGCGAAGTAAGTCAGGAATAGGATAAGGATCCGAAAGGATCCTTATCCGTCTTGTCTCGATAAGGAGGTCGTATGACCTTAGTAATGGTAGCGGTAGTAGTAACTAGTCTCGTTCTCTACCTCGGAGCGGTACGTCCTCTACTCAGACGTCTGAGAGTCCTGGACTAGACGAGAGGACCTCTAGACGAGGTCCTTTCTCTTACCTCATGGGGACTAGTCACATACCTATGGACCGGGCCTATAGGGACTATAGACCTAGCCCGGTCGAGGACCTGTCCGAATGACCCTGAAAGTAGATTGAATGACAAAGCCAGACCGGTCCGTCATTTGCCTATGCGCTAGTCCGTACGCCGACGTCCCTGTTAAATCATATAGTCGGACTCTTGAGACCATCTCGTGGACCAGCGTATAATATATATGTACCATAAATATAGTGGTACGGTTTTAACAACTAGGAGGTATCATGAAAGGTAAGATCATGATAGGTAAGATAGGTGACAAGACCTTAAACATGGAGGTCGAAGAACACCTAGTCGTAGAACACGTAGAACGTGACAATAAGAAGTACGTCTCGGTCTATTTCGGAAAGGGTGGTAAGCGGTCGAACTGGTATCTGATATTGAACCAGGACGCGATCGACCAGATCAAAAAGATCTGACAAGGAGATGACATGAGAACAATTCCGAGAAAGACTAAAGCCGTGACGCACGTCAAAGTCATGAAAGCCCTGGAGGAATATTGGCGGGCTGCCGAGGAACACGAAGATGACGATGTCATTCGTGACACATCGGTCGAAGGTCGGCTCAATGACTTTGCGATGTGGTTATACCAGACCAGATTCAAGTCTGTCTAACCGGAAGACAAATGACCAAATACGTCATACACATCACACTCTGGCAGGTTAAAGACGGGGATTTCGACCTGCTCGAAGAAGAGGAGGTCAAGGGACTCGAAGATGAATACGAGTCCGAGACCGCTGCCAGGGAGGCTTTCAACACAGTCTCCAAATACGCACAGGTCTAAGGAGGTCACATGACAAAGACACAGTACACATTCACGATCGACAAATAACCAGAGCTGACATGAAACCACATAACCTGTTTACAGTTTGGTCCCCGGACTCCGTCGCCGAGTGCCTCGAAGGGGTTTCGCCCGAGCTTTATCGTCGGCTCTGGCAGCTGGCCGAAGAGCTACCTGCGGACACATCCGAAGTCCCGGACAACTTCGAAGTTCGGTGCCTCGCCAAGGTTTGGGACAAGCTGACGCCCGAAGAACAGTCCAAGCTCAACGAACTGGCCAAGAAGAACTATGGTAATACCCATAGGTTCGATTAGTACCCCGGAACCGTCGCAAGACGGTTTCTTTTGGACCCAAGGACCGGGGACTAGTCCGAATCGCGACATCAGCGCTTTGAATGCCCAGTCCTCAGGCAGTCCTTATGGCTAGCCCTAGCAAGGGCGTACCAGTAAAATCATATAGTCGCCCTCTTGCTACCATATGAGGGACTACTATATAATATAGGTGTACGCTCGAGAGAGGGTACAGTAGAGGCTCAGAGGCCTCGACTAACGTTCTTTAACAACCGGAGCATACCATGGCGAAAGCCAAACCGCAAGTGCAACACGCGCCCGCGCAATCCGTGCCCGCGCAAACGACCCCGATCGTCGCCGAAGCGAAACCCGCGCAAGCGGTCGAACTGAAGACGATGGACGGTGTGACGGCCGAGAACTTTACGACCTTCACCAAGGAGCAGCTGATCACGGGTTACGGCAACAAGAGCAATGCGATCCGTGGTCTCGCGGCCTTGGGTCTCAAGCCGGGGCCCATCTCGAAGCACCTGGGCATCATCTACCAGCACGCGAGGAACGTCCTCTTGCGTCCGCTGAAACGGGTGATCAAGGAAGAGCGGGCAGCCGCAGCAACAGCAGCGCAGGCCGCACCGGCCGGAGAACAGCCCGCCGGCAAGTAGTACCCATGAAAGCCCTGATCTATGGGGTAGTCCTGGGTTTGACCCTAGTGGTTCTGATCATCTGGATCGCTAGGCATCTGTGAAGTACGGGGGCGATCGAAAGGTCGCTTCCGAACCGGAGAACCAGAGCATGAAACGTCAATTCAGTGTCGTGATGCGTCCCGACCGTACAACGCCGGGAACCTATCTCTACGCCGTCCCTGGCGATAAGAGGCCGTCGGCCGAGGTCAAGAACATCTACATCGGCAAGACCGCGTTCGCGGACATGCAAGCTCCCCCGGGCGAGATCATCGTTCGGGTCGAGTTCGACGACGGGAAGACGAAGTAGTACAGGAGCCGCCCGAAGGTTGGGCGGTTTCTTTTTGTCGGTTGAGGGACATGTCAGTCTATAACGGTCCCGTGGACCAGTCTTAGTCTAGCCCTTGCGCCGGCTTTCTCGTAACTGTTCTTTGGCCAAATCGAGGGAGGCGGACCGAACTTTACGAAGTAACGAAGTACTGCAGTCCCGAAGTTGTAACTTGTTGATTTCTAAGGGCTTTAGTAGTTCAGTAGTTACAGTTCCTAGTTACTCTTAGTGTTCTATAGGTGGGAGACACATTGGGAAGATACAATTCCTGTATACCTACCCTGCCCAATACATTTATTGTATATAGGTTCACCCTTCCCCAACTTGTAACCACTTGATAGATTAGGAACTGTAAGTAGCGAACTACTTTCCCCTTAAAAATCAACTAGTTAGAACTGAGGGAACTCCCTACTTCGTTACTTCCTAAGTATGGTCGTCTACTCCGTAAGTTGATAGAGGGTCATAAAGAACTTGTATCGCCGAACGAGTACGAGCAGTAACCTAGTAGGACACATGACTCATCCGAATCAACATCCGACCAGTATACTCGCCAGCTTCTTCGACGGCGGTAAAGCCTCGGCGGAGGAGCTCGGCAACGAGCAGCTCGAGCGCCCGAGGCAAGTCGCGATCGATGTAGTCCGAAGTCTGGAAGATTAGGTAAGGCCTCAAAAACGAAGGGGCGGGCTGATCCGTAAACGGTTTCCGTCCTTCCATGTTGGGCAATGCAACCAGAATTCGGTTGCCTCGGAAGACCTGGTGATAGGGCGATTTGACCTCTCGCACCTTGTAGATACAAGGACCAGCCCATCTGATGCGAAGGTTCTTAGCCCTAGGTGTGAAGAGGCGCAACTTGACGTGCACCTCCAAGGGCTTTGGTTGGTGAAGTGTTGGTTGTTCTTGGTTCACTGTTCCTCCCTGTGTTCTGGTCTGGCAGAGAAACCACCGAGGAGCCCTTGACTGATCTCGTGAACCCTCAGTTCGGCCTTAGGGTCGTTATGCCGGATGTGCGAGGGGTCAATCCGCAACTTGGCGAGGATCATCGTTCCACATTCCGGACAATAGGTCGGTAACCGAGGATTGACCCAGCAGAGAAGGTGGTTACAACAAGGTGTACAGATCAACCTGAAGTGACACTGCTCGTGAGTGTAAAGACCCTCACCGATACGTTGCCTGGACATATGGTTCTCCGGTTATGCAGACAGCAACATGCTATCTACACCTCTATTATATAGCAACCATAGAGGGTCAAGCAAGATGCCAACCACTAAATTCTTTTACCTGCCATCGATCAGACCATTTCGGACCCTCCATAGGACAAAGACCATAGCCCAATGGGTCATACCCATGACGAAAGCTGTTATCACTCCACTCTCTTCACCCGTATAGACCGCACCACAGTTCATGCCGAAGGCAAGAGCATTGAGTTGGATCAGTGCAGTCAGGATAATTCGCTTCATGACCGCTACTAATAGGGGACATACGAGATAACCCGCCTGAGACCGAGTTTCCGGAGAGTCTCAGGAGAAGGATTGGTCTTCTCGCCAGAACGAAGTCGGTGGAGATACGCCCAATCGAGTCCAACATCACGAGCAGCAGCCCTAAGGCTACCATGTTGCTCCACCAACTGACCAATCCGCTCAGAGAGGGTCATTAGGGCTATCGGAGCCAATCTCCAGTGCCATGATAAGCACCAACAAGACTCGTAACCTGCATGCACGAGAGGTTGTACCGATACGAAGGATGATCCCACCCCAAGCAGTGGCGACGCTCATGAGCCACTACGCAATCGCGATCGTGGGTAGAGGACGTAACGAAGATATGGCAGATCCCAGTAACGGGATCGCGGACAGTCCACCCTTGAACCGAAGCTCCCCAAGGAGAGACGCCAATGTCGTGGATGTGGACCTCTTTGGGCCCGAACTCAGTCGTCCGAACCCAGTAAGGGCCCGATGCACACCCGACAAGTAGGACCAAAACCAAAAGCGCTAGACGTTCCATATCGGAATCTCCTCCAGTGGGACTACAGTTGTGTGCGGGTTGCCAACGCCTGAATTCGGGCGGATCCACGCTGTGATCTTCCCGGCGAGCATCCAGTCGTCTCGGCCGAGTTTACCATTAATCGAGCTCTGGAGCTGTCCAATAGCTGCCAAGAAGCTTCCGTTCCCTAGAGCAATCGACACAGCCTCCGAGGACACAACAGCCTCTAGGTTGTTAAGGTAGTACCCCCCAACACGACCGCACTCGCACCTCTTGGGCTTCATCGTCAGCTTGAAGACGTCCTCGCAGAACATGCAACAGATCAACTTCATGTTGGTTTCCCTCCTAGCTCCATTACGAGCAGATAGTTGACTTGAGCATCCCGATGAAAGAGGTCGGTAATATGGCTACACTCCTCGCACCGCCCAGACTTGTAGAACTTGTTCTGGTCTTCGAAGGTCTGACGTGCCCCACACTTGGCACAGGTGAACTTGAAGTACACGGCCGCCCCAGACCTAATGAGATCGTCCGCCCGTTCGAACATTGAGCGCAGGTGGTCGGGAATTGGACCTGTATAGGGCGTATCGCTCACACCATCTCCTCCGTGATTGTGTGCCACACCATACCACTGTTGACCTCCATCACCTCGCACTCAAACCCCAGGTTCCGAAGATTGAGCACGGCTCGGAAGGCTCCCTCCGAACCTTTGAGGTGGTGGTAGAAGGCTGGACGATCGTGATCGAACATCGGCGTAAAGGCATTGCGGAACTGGCTGAAGAATTCCGGTTTGCCGTCTTGGAGGCGGAGGCGGAAGACGAAGTAGCCAAGCCGGCTCATATAGCAACCTCATATATGGCGTAGGCGATGAGGTCTTGGACTGTTGTCCAGTAGTGACCCTTGTGGTCGTTGCACTCCTCCCAGTCGAGGGCGTCGTAGGACTCGCCAAGCAGTTCCTCAAAGTCTTCCTTCGCCACTCGTTGGGCAAGAACTAGCTCCCGCTGAGGAACCCCAACCACCCGAGGAAAGGCTGGAGTAGTATCGTCTAGATACAGCACGATATACATCAGGTTCATGACCCCTCCCGTTGGGCGGCGATCTCTTCGTGCATCAGCCGCTGTTGCTCTTTCAAGGGGAGCCCGACGAAATGATTGAGGGCCGCGAGCAACCAATCACGGTCAGTAAAGTTCACCTTGGCGACTGTCGTCAATCCAACAAACTTGACGATGTAGTTCTCGTTGCCTTCCATCCCGCGGACGAACCCGAATACTCTCTTAGGGTTGGGGTCTTTCATTGGCTTGCTCCCTTGATCCCTTCGAGCACGCGGATCAATTGATCCGTGAACCCGATGATGCCGTTGTACTTGAGCCAGACATCAAGAATCGTCCGAGCTGACGAACCCTTGAAGTGCACAAGTGCCTCTGTCTCGTTCGTAGCGAAGTCCGATACCACTTCACGGAGATCCCTACGAACCTCCTCTGGGAGATCGTACCACAGAGGCTGTCTCGAATTCCAATCCATGTTAGCTCCTCCTAGTTAGCGGATGTAAATGCCGTACCACACGCCAGCAGCTGTCTTGCGCTCCTCGACGTGGACGCTACGTCCCGGACGCTCCGCAGCCATGAGCATTGCGTCCCTTTCGACCTGGTTTTGCGCCACTCCTTTGAGGTGGTGCCACTCCCAGCGTCCCGCA